ATAACAGTAAGACTAATCAAACTAAAATATTTTATAGTAGTAGTGCATGCATGTATCCGGAACATAATCAACTTGATCCTGATAATCCTAATTGCGAAGAGTCTTCTGCCTATCCTGCAAATCCGGACTCTGACTATGGTTGGGAAAAATTATTTAGTGAGAGGCTTTATTTAGCTTATAATAGAAACTATGGTATACCGGTTCGAGTTGCACGCTTTCATAATATTTTCGGGACGCTAGGTACTTGGAATGGTGGAAGAGAAAAAGCACCTGCAGCTATTTGTAGAAAAGTTATTGAAGCAGAAAATGAAATAGAAATTTGGGGTGATGGAAAGCAGACTAGAAGTTTTTTATACGTTGAAGAGTGCGTGGAAGGTATTCGTAGATTAGTTGATTCTGATTTTACAGGACCAGTAAATATCGGATCAGATGAAATGGTTACAATTAATCAATTAGTAGATATTGCTTGTAAGGTAGAGGGTAAGGAGATTACTAAAAAACATATTGACGGTCCACTTGGCGTAGCTGGTAGAAATTCAGATAATAAACTTATTAAGGAGAGTATTGACTGGGCGCCAGATTATCCTTTAGCTAAAGGAATAGAGCAAACATATAAGTGGATTAAAGAGCAAATTAATTTAAAATAAAGATATGATTATTAAGCAAGGAGTTTACGACGGTAATTTTATTCATAGTAGGTTTGCATACGAGCAATTTCGTAAAGAAGTTTCACCGTATGGTAATATCGTAGCTTTTAGAGCTCCGATGTATGTAAAGGATGCTTTGATTGATCTTGAAGATACTCTTAGTAATGACTTTATTCAGAGTCAAGACTCTATTAATTTTTGTTGGGAGATCCCTGGTCTATGTCCTTTTGGAGCTGTATCATTTCAACGACTTTTGAATACTGCTATTGCTAATATTCTCTCTAGTTATATTGGTAAAGGTATTATGGTCGATGGGGATGACTTGATGGTTCAAGATGAGTTTATTGGTACTGATGATAAAGTAAGAAACTCTGGTAAGGTAAGTGTTTCTATTACCTACTCAAAAGAAAATGTGGCTCTTGGTCATACTGGAATTAATATTGTAGCAGGTAGTAAAGCTCCTCCTTTTGCTTATTCATCTAATCTAACTGACGCTCAAGCTGAAGAGTTTATGGTCAATGTAATTGATTACTTTAATGCTGAAGTCAGAGATCAATTTATCGCGACTACTAAGATTAGTGTATGAGGCTATGGAGGTTGTGGGCAAAAGCATTAGGTGAAAAGGCCGGTGCAAACGATGAAGCTGATGTAGTTGCTTTAATCAGAACACTAATTATAATACAAGCAATTATATGTAACCTTTTCATAGTTGCTAATATAATTAAAAATTGGTAATGAACTTCTTTCAACTACAAAATAAATTATTTTACTCTAAGAAAGAGAATGCTGGAGTATTGGACTCTGAAGGTGAACAAGCTTTTGTTCCGTTTTTGTTTAATAGATGGCTTTCCTTTTATAATAAGGAACTTCCAGGCTTCGTTAATGAAACTTTAAATAAGTTTGGTAGTATCTTTGATGATAAGCAAGAAGCTTATAAGTTATATTATTATTTGATACCTCGACTTAAGTGGCAGCGTATTACTTATATTAAAAAGAAGAAAAAAGAGGAGGATGAGATTGAAGGTTTAAGTGCTATAGCTAAGAATAAAAATATCTCTAAAAGAGAATTACAGCAATACGTTGAATTAGAGAAAAATTTACGTAAATAGCTATATGGCAATGGCAAGTATTGATAATATAGCTCCTACAAGAAGCTTAATTGATCTAACACAAACAGATAAAGGTGATTTCGGCTTAGATGATTTTGATTTAGATTTTATCTTTGATGATATTTTATTAGTTGAATATGTAGATGAGAGTGATAACGGAGATGAAATATTGAGAAATGGTATTGTTGTTCCAACTAATGCTTTAACTAAAGCTTGGCGTAAAGGTAGAGTAGCACTTGCAGGACCTGATGCTAAACACGCTAAGGAAGGAGATATAGTTATATTCCCTAACAATATGGGTGTTTCTATTTCTAATATCACTATAAAGGGTGGTGTAAAAGTAGGTAAAGCTATTTTCTTAAACGAAGAAAGAATGTTTGGTATATGTAAACCAAAGGATGATAGTACAAAAAGCAACTCTTGATAGTTTACTTTCTAATAATGTATTAGAAATTAGGTTTCCTAGAAGAATAGCTAAATCAGGTTTAGCTGCCACAAGACGGATGCTATGTACCAACTCTTTAGATCTATTAAATTCAGTTAACGGCAGAATATCTTTAAATTATTTTGCACCTAAAGGTCCGCGTAAGCCTTATTTAGGACCGGATAATTTATCTGTAGCTTGGGATGTTATGATGCAAAATTATAGAAATATAAATTGTAATCAAGTAGATGTTATACAGGAAATACCTGCTGATGAAGATTTTTGGGTTTATTTTAATGAAAATATATACCCTTTATCTCAACAACAAAAATTTAATTTTATGAATTCATGAATATAAGCTTAGAAAAAGTATCTAATTTTTTAAAACCTTTCTTATTACAAGATATCGTTATAAGAACTAATAAAAAAGTATTAAAGAAAGGTAAGTTTAAGATCTTTCAGGTTAAGCAATATTACATTAATTTAACTTTGGAAATAAATGGAGCAAATAAAAATTACGAAATACCCTACCCATTTAAAATGGAATATGATGATGATAAAGGGATTTTAAATTATCATCTAAGCTCGTTTATCCCTTTGAATCAAATGACACGGGTAAAGTTTTTAGATAGTTCTTCGCAATCTAAGCTATATGATAATTTAGTATACATATTGCCTTCAGATGGAACTACTTTAAAATAAAGTGTGATAGGCGGTTTACTTCAAAGCTTCCCGGATGGCTATACTCCTAATTCGGCTCAAGTAAAGTTACTTAAGAATATTGATCAAGCTTTTGAAGATGGTCATAAGTTTGTTGTTTGTAATGCACCTACTGGTTCTGGTAAATCGTTTATATCTAAAACTATAGGTAACGTATCTAATCAACCTACTAAAGAGTTTAGAGAGTTAGTAACTAACTATTTAGCGTATAGAAGAACGCATGGTGGTGGCTATACGTATGAAGATGAATGTGAAGAAGAGAGGCCTTTTGGATGTACTGCGCTAACTATAACTAAAGCATTACAAGATCAATATAAAGAATTATTTGATGATGTTAAGGTGCTTAAAGGTAAGTCAAACTATCAATGTGAGGTTGATAACCGCTTTACTGTAGAGTTAGCTCCTTGCTTACATCTACCTAAAATTAAGGAAGAATGCTGGGCTCTTAATAAATGTCCTTATTACGAAGATAGAAATACTGCTTTAACATCAACGTTCAATACGTTAAACTATAATATGTTTTTCTCTTTACCAGATCACTTAAAGAAGAGAGAGTTTCTTATATGTGATGAGGCAGCTGAGCTAGAAGATCAGTTGGTTAAAGAGTTTTCTTGTAATATAAATTTTGAAAGTCTTACTAGGTTGGATGTTAATATTAGACCCTTTTACTCAAGAAATAGCTTACAAGTAGTAAAATGGATTAATGAGCTAATAATAGATCTTAATGATAGGATAGAGGACTTAAAAGAGGCTACTAATAATAAGGGTAAGGTTAATAAAAAATTTATTATTGAATCAAAGAGTAATTTAATCACTTTACGAAATCTTCATTCTAAATTATCTTTAATTTTAGAAACGTGGAATGAGAGTGAATATCTATTTGAAGCTGATAAAAAAGGCATAACGTTTATGCCTCTTAAAGTTGATAAGCTTTCTAATCACCTATTTAAATATGCTGATAAAGTAATCTTAATGTCTGCTACTATTATTGATCCTAATAACTTCTGTAAGAGCTTAGGTATCAAAAAATTTAAATATGTAGAAGCTGAATCATCTTTTGATGCTAAAAACGCGCCTATATATTGTAATACTAAAGTAAAGTTAAATTACCATAATTTAAAAAGAAGTTTACCTAAGGTAGTAAAACAGATAAAGGATATATGCGAATTTCATAAAGGTGATAAAGGTATTATACACACTCATAATAATACTATTACCTCTTTTTTAGCTAATACGTTATCTGATAGACGTTTTTTAATTAGGGAACCGGGTGTAAGGAATGAAGAAATATTAGAACAGCATTACGTTAATGATGATCCTACTGTATTAATATCTCCCTCTATGTCGCATGGAGTAGATTTGAGAGACGAACTAGCTAGATTTCAAATTATTGTTAAAGCGCCTTACCTTCCCACTAAAGATAAACGTATTGAAAAATTAATGAAAGGAGATTTTAATTGGTATATGAATAAAATGCTTTGCTCGTTAATCCAGTCTTGTGGAAGAGGTGTTAGATCTCATAAAGATCATTGTATAACGTATATCCTAGATGGTTCAATTGCGGAAAGTGTTGTTAATAACAGACATAAATTGCCTAAATATTTTATTGACAGGTTTTTGTAATAAATATATAAGACAGTATGAAGAATAGAGCATTTCATTTCGAAATTAAAAATTTACTAACTCAGTTTGTAGCTGCGTTTGATGATACGGTTATAAGTAGATTTGATAAAAATAGAAACGCCAAATCTAATATTGACGTAAGGTATGTATTTGCTCCAAAGCAAAGGGTAATGTATGATATAGTAAACAAAGCGCAAAATATAACGCTCCCTGTAGTTGCTATAAATCTTAATAGTATTTCTAGAGACGAGTCTCGTGTATTTAATAAGTTGACCGGAGGATTAGTACCTTCTACTCAAAGTGAACATGCTAAAAGCTCTTCTAAATTTTTAATGCCCGTACCGGTGAATTTAGAGGTTAGTATGTCTATACTTGCTAGATACATGCAAGACGTAGATCAAATAATTTCAAACTTCGTACCTTATAATAACCCTTATATTATTTTAACTTGGAAAGTACCAGAAGAATATGGTGCAAACTATGATCAAGAAATAAGAAGTGAGGTCTTATGGAGTGGTAGTTTAAATTACTCAACACCTACAGATACAAGTTATTCTGAAAAATTTAGAATTAGTGTAGATACTTCTTTTACTATTAAAGGTTGGCTATTTCCGGAAGAAAAAGATACTGCTGGTAATATCTATAAAGTTGACAATAATTTTATAGCTGTAGATTTACAAAATAGAATCTACTCTCCTTTGGATAAGCAGATTTCAAATAAGTCATATATAGAGCAGGGGTATGGTGCTCTTTCAGGTTATGATAGTACGGTACCTACCAATTATACAGAAACTATTACTGTTTCAGGTATACCTGAATTTACCAATATTTTTTATACTACTTCGGGCGTTTTTGAGCAGTTAAGAAGTACTACAAATGTTATTAGTTCACAAACTAATAATTTCTTATTATATGGTAAAGCTTTAAATTATAGTAATTCTTTATATTTAAGTGCTAACAAGCTTGACTTCTTTACCGACTTCCAGAAGATAACTTCTGCTAAATTAGAGACTATTAGTGCTTACAAATTGGATGATAGTTTATATAATATAGCTACAGATAATTTAGTAAGTATATCATTACCGACATCAACCTTAAGTGGGTCAGGTAAATTTACTTTTGTTACAGCGAATGAAGCCGGTTGGGCTTCTTCTTATCAAGCTGCTAGCTCTATCCTTAACTTAGAATAAATATACACAATACAATGGCGGATTCATCATCAACACCCTCTCAAAACCGTTCCTATGTAACGAACGACGGAAGAGCATCTACTTTTGGAAGAAACTTAGTCCAATATATTCAAAATCGTTTACCTTACTCTAATGTGGAACCAGAAGGTGATCAGCTTAATCCCAAGTATAATATATTCAAAAAGACAGGTATGAAGAGAGCGGAAGCGCTAGCAAAAGCTTCTATTTCTTCTTCTAATCCATACAATAATATACCTATTGGAGATTTTGCAAAAGATTCATCTTTTGGGGATGTTATGTATGCTAACATTCAAGAAGATAAAGGTGGTAGAGTACGTGATTATAGAATTATAGCTGCTTATTCCGAGGTTGCAGATGCTTTAGATGAAATTTGCGATGAAACAGTAAATCCAGATGAGTCTGGTTATATAACTAAATTACAGTTAAAAGAAATAGATTTAACTGTTGAAGAGAAAACAGAAGTGGAGAAGCAGTTTCATAGATATGTAGAATATTATGATTTAAAAAATAGAGGCTGGCAGTATTTTAGACAGCTTTTAGTTGAGGGTGAATTATTCTTTGAGCAAATTATTCATGAAGGTTTTGTTGAAGATGGTATTCTAGGGGTAATAAATTTACCAGCTGAAGTTATAGATCCAGTATATAATAATA